GCGAACATAAATAAAGCTGTGGGATCAGTTAATCCTCCAAGTATTCTTCCGACAATGTAACCCGGTGAACTGGTTGCATATTCGTCATCAGATTTTTTTCGTTGCAATAACCAATATGTTTCTTCAGGAGATTTGGAATGAAGAAAATATCCCATATCTTCTATATGATCTGCTAGTTGAGGATCATAATAAACATTATATCCTTCAACAGATTTAATGTCCTGTCTTTCACTTGTGGCATGAGCAATAGACATAGCGAAAAGATTTTCCTTAACATAACCAAGACCAGCACTTTTTCCAAAGTTTTTAAAGTCACCCCATGTCCAAGCTGTGTCAGGAGTTATATCAATAGATTTAGAAGGTGTGCCTATGGTTCGTATAAAATCACCCATTAATATATATCCATTTCATCTCTTTAAAGCTCAGGATCATCTTCTTGTTTCCATATCATTCCTCCATCCATCCATTTTTTAATAAGAAAGGCATCTTGTTCCAGTCTATGAAAGTGTCCAGTTAAGCCCTTTGTTATAGCCATATCTGCATCTATTCTCATTTGACCTAAGACTGTATCTTCGGCTGCTGTATTCCAATCTCCTATGTGTGTTTTGTCGCCAGTCTTTAAATATAGGTTCATATGTTTATTGTGAAATGTTCCTTCTTTTACCCATTTGTTTGTTACATAAGCCATGTCTGTAAGAGCAAGATATAAAGGACTATTCTTTGCATTGGTAAAATCAATGTCGGGATAAAGTGCTTTAATGTAATTTTGTTTTTGGGTGATAACAACATCTAAAAATACATTAATTGAATCTGACATTGTTAAAAATTCAGAACCATTCATCAATCCTTCTATTGTATATTTTTGGCTTAATTCTGTTGTGCCAGTAGAACCATTGATAAGAGCATCCATAGCATCTTCATTATTGAGGCTAAAACCGTGACCTACTGTTGGATCGTACATTCCCCATTTTTCCATGTTCCCCATTAGCATTGGATTCATCAAGGAATCTAGAGCTTCTTGTCGTGTTTCAAATTTTTTTCCTGTTATCTTACTGATTGCTCCTTCTTCCATTAATTGATATGCTTGTTTCATCAAATCCCTATGACTTCCTTTTCCGAACTGACCTTTCATTCCCCCTGACAAATAATATTTTTGAGCATCATATACCTTGCCTTCAAATCCCTCATTCTTTGAAATTAAATCAAAGAAAGCGTTGTCGCTTCTTACAATTCTACCATCTTGTGTCATAACCAAGTCTCCCTTTATAATATTAAAATTATCCATATCTTCTCTGTCAGCCATTGCAGCTTCCAGCAATAATATTTCCTGTTGATTTTCCTGTGCATGAAGTTCGAGAACATTTTCAGCAGAAAATCTAGCTTGGCTTCCTTTTCCAAAATCAATGCCAGTCAATTCCCTTAATTCATTTTCTATTTCACCTATTACTTCACCCCCTTGCAATTTGGCTACATCCAAGAAAGTCCACCACGCTTTCTTTAAAGCGCTTGGATTGGGATCATCAGCCAAATGTGCTGCATTCATTTTGGCATATTTTTCTTTTTTTGCTTGTTCATAAGTTGTTGAATTATAACGATTAACTGGCTTTTGAGGAACCCAACCAGCTTCACTTGAATTACTGTTTGGTAATATGCTGAATAATCCATCGCCATCAATATCAATTTCCATGTTATAAGACGGATACTCTATTCCATTAATCGTGATCATATCAAAAAAATTAACGGAAATTCTATCTTCATCAATTAGCCGATAGATGTTTGTTGTTGTAAATGTTTCTTCGGTTAGATTCATATCTTCTTTTTGCTCGTCTGTCATTTGATAGAATCTCCTTTGGATTGTTGCAATCAAGTCAGATTCAATCTCACCTTTTGTCATTCCCATATCTTGATAAGTTGAAAAAACGGGGTAACGACTAATATTAATATCTTGATATTCTACCATTAATCTCCAGCCTTCCATCCTTGATTGCCTATTTCGTGTAGAGCTGCCTCTAGCGCATCTTGTAAGTTACCTTGTATATTTGAGGGATAAATTTCAGAGGCATCACCATAGCTCCAAACAAGATGCTGTTCTACCAAATCTTGCCAAAGAGGAAGTAATTTTTTGACATAAAATTTTATATCTGCTTCATACCAAGTAGAAGGAACCATTCCTTTAAGTGGATATTCCTGAAAACCAAATATTTCCCTTAGACCAGAAAATATTGCAATAATAGGCTTTTCGTCTGTAACTTGACTTCGTACATTTTCAATCAAATAATTTTGAACTGTTTGCTCAAAGGTAGAGGTTTCTTTATCACTATCTTTTAAATGTATATTCCATTCTTTAAACGCATCTTGAACCATAGCTATCTTATTATCCAATGTTGCCCTATCAGGAGAAACTGTTGCCAAGTATCTTTCTAATAGTCTGTCTTTTGTAAAAACAGAGTCCTCTGTACTAGAGGCTAAGAATTTTAATTGTTTATGCAATGTTAAAAGAGGCTTCCAAGTACTAAATTTTATATTAGCTGGTATCATTCCAGCCCTGTCATTCAGATTTCCAACAACCATAGCCATATTAAGTATTGCTGCTTTATCTGCTTCCTCCTTAGGATTAAGTTGTGATGCTCCCTCTAGCATTGATAGTAGGGAACCATGAACCCAGCCGTACTTATGGACAATATTTCCTAAAGCTACAAGTTCCTGTGAAGGAACTGATTTACCATAAGCATCTTGAACAAATGTTACTTTAGATAAGTCTAAATAAGGAGACAATCCGAATCCCGTTAAATGCATACCTGTAATATAATTCTGTAATTGTTTTGTAGCTTGTTCTTTAGTAACGCCATTTCCCCAATTTGATGATTCTATCATTATCGCATCACGGGCTTGTATAAAGGTTAATCCACCAGTGGAAATACCTTCATCATTTTTTTCAATAAGATCAACTTCTTTAAAGGTTAGTTTGCCAAATCGTTCGACTGTTTGAGCAATCTTCCAAGCATTGATAAATTCTGTCCTTTGTGATGGTGTAGCTCCTACAAAATTAGTATCAAAAAATGTTGTTACATCGCTTAATTTTTCAGGATTGGCAAAGATATCATTGATTGCGCCCTGTCCACCACCTATGAGAAGTTTATAAGTTTGATCTAAATTTGATTTTTCTACTGTTGTTAGTGCTGCCGATTCTATTTTATATTGCTTAACAAGACTTTCTGCATGTTTTAAGGTATTGTCTTTGATTGCCATTCGTTCAACTTGGTCAAGATCAATAAACGACCAAGGGCCATCTAGATCATAAGGTCTAGCAGCTTCTGGATGCTTAATTTCCCATATTTCTTTTTTTCCTTTAATGCCATTGATTTCATATCCCAGCATCATTTCATTAATTAATTTAAGGGCATCATCAACAGCAGAAGGCCCAACCCAGCCTTTGATTTCATCACCGACAAGTATTCCGTCAGCTATCCGTTGCTTATCTATTTCTACAGCATCATAGATCATTTTTTGTGCGATAGAAAGATGGTGACTTTGTTCCAGTTCTACTTTCCATAGTTTGCCTTGTTCTTCAGGAGTTGACATTCCAGTTCTTTCAGTAGTAGGAATTGTGTTATATATTGCTGTATAGGAATCAATCATTTCTTGTAAGCGAGCAGTAAACCGTTCCTCAAAAAGTTTTGTGTGTTCTTGCCAAGGGGTTTCTAAAAGTATGCTATCCATATCAATCATTTCTGATTTATTGGATTCTTCATTTTTAAGCAGCAATTCTTTTTGATCTCGTTTCCATGTGTTATCAAAAATTGTATTACTGTGACCTGTAATGAGTTGGGCTAGATAAGTTCTAGTCCAATCCCTGAATGCCTTTGGAGCGCTTTCAAGCAATCCATCACGAAACCCTGTAGCTTTATTTATAAATTCTGATGGATTATATCTAAAGTCCTGAGAAAATTTTGAGATTTCTCTTAAAGAATTAACCTTTACATCAGCTTTCCATTTTTCCTCTGCCTGAATGGATTTACGCTTTGCAATAAACTCAAGTGTTTTTCCTAATTCACTTGTAGCCAATTCAACGGGATCACCAGCGTTTGCCCTTACCACTCCCATTCGACTTGCCAATGAGGAAGGAGTTGTAAAGACTTGTCTTTCTCCTCTTGTTAGTTCATTAGCCATTTAGTATTTCCACCATTTCTTTCCCTTTTCTGTACCTTTATAATAATCATACATTGCATATCCACTTGTCAATCCTGATCCAATGGATACCCAACCACCAAAAACCTTATTCCTTGTAGCCACATCATTTTCAAACATTTGTTCTCTGTATTTAAGTACAACTGATTTTCCCATTAGCCTTATGTTCGCCATATCCTTTTCAGCTTTCTTTGCTGCTGTTTTATTAAT